TCCCCCACCTACTCCGAAGGCGCGCTGTTCAAGCGCCAGGCGGGCTGAGCCATGAGCACATCAGTCGACATCACGAGCGCCATTAACCACCAGCTCTCACGCGAGCAGGAGCGCCGGTTGTTCGCCGCGATGGCGATGCAGGGAGCGCTCGGTGGTGTCCCCGGCTCGCATCTTCTTCCTGAGCAGCTCGCCCGCGACAGCGTTGCGCACGCCGACGCCCTCCTTCGCGAACTGGAGAAGCAGCCATGACCCTCGACATCTACGAGAAGTTAGAGCCTATCGCGATCTGGCTGGGGCTCGCGGCTGTGGTGGGGTGCGTGGTTGCGATGGTGCTGCTGTGAGCGCCGCCCGCACGCCGACGCGCATTACTGCGCGCGCGGACCTCGTTCCCGGAATCCTCTACTGCCTGTTCGTCACTGACGACGACGGCAGTGATCGCGACGGCGCGCTCGTCTACTGGACCGGCGAATGCTTCATGGACGAGAGCGGCGACGAGCGTTATGACGATTGGGACTTCTGCGTCGCGCAGACGGTCCGCGTGAATCCTGAGTTCGTGGTGCGCACATGAGCCGCATCTACTACCGAGTCGTTGGATTCGGTGGCCGCGGCTACAAGGACCGCGCCAACGTATTTGCGTGGCTCGATGAGATGGACCTGCAGTTCCCGATCTCGCACCTGATCCACGGCGACTACGCGGGCGCCGACAAACTCTGCGACGAATGGGCCATCTTGCGCGGTCGCCAACCTGTGCGCTGCCCCGCCCTATGGGTGCAGCACGGCAAGAAGGCTGGCCCGATGCGCAACCAAGCGATGGTTGAGCTTCGTCCGCATCTCGGCATCGCATTCCCCGGCAACAACGGAACCGCCGACATGTTGGAGCGATGCAAGGCCGCGAAGATCCAAGTAGTCCAAGCGTTTGATGTCAGCGCGCAGCAGGCCGCGTTGCGGATCTCGCTGGCTATTGATAGCGCCGCCCTCAAGGCCGCCCGCGGAGAAACGCCATGACCTCCGCCACCACCGTCGCAGTCTACTGCGAGAAGTGCGGGACCTCGTGCGACCACGACTACATGTTCGAGGACGGGCCGTTCGTCTGCCCGTTCTGCGTCGAGACGTGCGAGCACGAGAAGGACGCTGCGACGTGCCCACAGTGCAACGGCGCGTTTGGAGTGGGCGCATGAACACCTACCAGCTTGCCGATCGCCTCGCCGAGCTCGTCTACGAGCCGCGTATCGAGCGCTTGGAATACGTCACACGCTTCGCCGCGCAGATCAACCCAAGCGCGTACACGAAGCAGGAGATGGAGTGGATTGCGGAGGGCATTGCCGCCGCCCAAGGAGAGCAGCGATGAGCGCTGACAACGTGAAGCGGTACGCGCTGTCCACTGGCTTTCCTCGCGAGCACAAGGACGGCAAGTATGTGCTGTCCAAAGACTATGACGCGGTAGTTCGCGATAACGAGTGTCTTCGGAACACCTTGTTAGCGGCTCGCGAATGGCTTTCCGGATGGGCTAGTGCAGAGCCATATATCGGCATGATCGATGACGCCCTCCGCGCCCAAGGAGAAAGCCGTGGATAACAACGTGAAGCGGTACCGCGTGTCGTACATGAACGGCGTGATCGAGGAGGACGGAAGCCCGCGCTCTCCGCACGACAGCGAGCCGATGGTCCTCGCCTCAGCCTTTGAAGCCATTGAGCGGCGCTGCGAGGAGCTTGAGCGGGCGTTGCGCAAGATCCATTGCGAGGCTGCCGATGAGGGAGCTAACGCGATCGACTCATGCAACCGTATCTGCGACATCGTGGATGTGTTGCTCGGAGCCACGCCATGACTAACGAAGCCTGGCCCGCAGCACTCGCCATCGGCGCTTTGGTGGGACTGCTCGCGCTCTACGGTTTCGCCGCCTTCCCGTCGTGGGATCGGTGGATAGACCGCGCTCTCGAGCGCATCGCCTGGCGCTTGGATCGGTTCGTGGATATGGCCTATTACCGCCGCCTCGTCATCGAGGAGTGGCTGAGGGAGAAGTTGTCATGACGGGCATCGGCGAACAGTCAGAGGAGATCGTGGACGCCATCGTCAAGGACCTGCGAAATCGCTCTGGTCTTGGTGACGAGTGGGACGCGCTTTTGTTCTCGGACAGCGTGGCCATTGAAGACGAATGGCGCCTCATCGTACGCCGCATTCTGGAGCGTGGCTAATGCGCCTCACCAACTTCGGCCCCTGGTACGAGACCGCCGCATTCTACAACGAGCATAGGGAGATCGAGACAGATGATCCGATTACAGCGCCTGCTGCCTTGGTGGTCGTCGTGGGTAGTTGGCATCAGACGCCGCCTCCGCAAGCGGCTGGAGAGGATGCACAGGGCTCGTCTACAAAAATGGACCGCGTTCAAGCCGACGAGGGATGTTTTTCGGCAGGCGCGGGAGAGGCGTTACTAGGCTAACTACAAAGGAGAATGACAATGAACACAAAACGCGAACATAGCGACATTGCCGTTATCACCGGCAATGAAGACGACGGATTCAATGTCCAGCTGCTAATGGATGAGCATGCCATCGAAATGGCCTGCGAAAGTAAGGAAGACGCCGAGGATCTGCGTGGCCTCCTGAACCGCTGTTCATGGTTCTCGGTGCATCGAGTATGACCGGGTTCGGCGCATACGACACGCCGCGTAGTGCCGTGTCTCGCGACGTTCACTGGGCGGTGTGCGTGTTGGTTATCGCCGCGCAGCTGGCCTTCTTTTGGTGGCTGGCATGAGCGCCGCAGAAGTTTTTAGCTGGCTAGCCATCGGCGCTTCCGCCGTCACTCTTGTGATTTGCGCATTCACGATTCGCGCGCTGCGCAAGGATCGTGAGCGCGGGCGCTGGGGTTAGCCATGACCGCGACCGACTTAGGGCGCGAGGATGCGGGAGGGGATGCATCCGACGACGCTACGTGGTGGAAAGCATTAGACGATGAACGTTGTAGGTACGAAGAGGAGTTAACCAATGTCAATGCAATTTCAGAAAGCAACACGCAAGCGTGTAAAGCTACGCGTGCTGATCGCGAGCCCAGCGGGTGGCGGGAAGACGCAGGGAGCGCTGAGTATCGCGAGTGGGCTCGGTGGGCGAACCGCCGTGATCGACACCGAGAGGGCGAGCGCGAGTCACTACAGTGACCGCTTCGACTTCGACGCGCTGGATCTCGGTCCGCCGTATTCGCCAGAGCGCTTTATTGAGGCGATCCAAGCGGCAGAGGCTGCCGGCTACCAAAACCTCATCATCGACTCCATCACCCACGAGTGGGACGGAGCCGGTGGCGTCCTCGAAATCAACGAGCAGTTAGCCCAGGCTAAGTACCGAGGCAATACGTGGTCGGCGTGGAGCGATAGCACGCCCCGCCACCGCGCGTTCATCGATGCCATGCTCCAGTGCAACATGCACGTGATCGCGACGGCCAGGAGCAAGACCGAGACCGTACAGGGCGAGGACAAGAAGGTCCGCAAGGTCGGCATGAAGATCGAGCAGCGCGCGAGCGTCGAGTACGAATTCTCCGTGGTGTGGGAGATCGATCACAGCTCGCATCTCGCCATCGCGACGAAGGACCGCACGCAGTTGTTCGCGAACCCAGCACACCTGTCTGCCGACACCGGCAAGCGGTTGCTGGCGTGGCTGGAGAACGGAGTCGAAGCGCCGCGCGCTGAGGCTGACGTGATCGCGAAGCGGCGGGAGGATATCTCCCTGCGTTTTGCGCAGGCGCTGAACCCGCCTGGCGATCTCGGCACGACCGAGGAGGAGCACGAAGCCGCAGTCGGCGCTGCCGTCATGGCGGTCCACAACGAGCTTCGAGAGTTCGGCATCGACGAATACGGGGAGGTTTGGAAACTCATCCCGGCATCGTCGCGGGCGGCTATCAAGAAGTATCTCGACGCAATCAAAAAGCAGGAAAAAGCAGCATGAACACCGGAACCCTCGCAGGCAACATCGGCCGCGACGCATCAACCAAGACCGTGGGCGACACCACGGTGACCAACTTCTCACTCGCCGTGAACACCGGCTTCGGCGAGAAGAAATCGACGCTTTGGGTCGGGTGCGCTCTTTGGGGCGCTCGCGGCCAGAAGCTCGAGCAGTACCTCACCAGCGGCACGAAGGTAGCCGTCAGCGGCGACATCGACGTTCGCGCGTACGCGGCGAAGGACGGCACGCCGAAGGCTGAACTGACCTGCAACGTCCAGCGGATCACGCTCCAGGGCGGCGGCGAGAGGCGCGATCAAGACCCGCCGCAGACGCTGGCGGAGAAGTCGAGAGGGACGGCGCCGGCAGTGGACGAGGACTTCAATGATCCTTGCCCGTTTTGAGGTAGCTAGTGGACGACCTCTCGCCCTACCTCGACCTGATGCAGGCGTTAAAAGCCGCCCGCCACCCTAGCTGCCAGTTGAACCTGGCGCTGCGTTTGGTTGCGGTGAGGGAAGACAGGGGCATGTACTCGCAGATGATCCACGGGCCGCTGACGGCGGATATGCGTCTACTGCTGGCTATGTCGATCGTGAAGGAGATGAGAAGTGAGTAACGACAATCCGGTTGGGCGTGAGCGTGTGGAGGAGCAGTGCAAGCAACTATGGGACATTGCTGCCCTTGGCTGTTTGACCACGAAGCAGGCGCATGTCATCCACAACGCTATTTCCACACTCCGCTCCTGCGCGCAGAACGAGCCGAGGTGGGTGCCGTGGAAGCCGGGCGCATGCCATCACATCGACGATTGCCATCAGTACTACACGGCAGTCAAAGATCGGGTGACGGGCAGCTTCCACTACATGTGGATGTCGCCGGCCCATTGGTCTAGCTACACAGTCGCCTACTGGTCCGCGCCGCTGCCGCCCGCGTACGCCGCCGCCATTGCGAAGGAGTCGCCATGACCCCGACCGACCCCGCAGGCGCTACCCTCAGCAGCGCTATCAAGCACGCAATTTCCGCTCTAGAAGCGGATGCTGAAAAGTGGTCTGAGGAAGCGCTCTACCCAGAGCCTTACTACTCAACCACGATGGCGGAAGCCGCGCTGTTGCGCTCGCTCATTGACCCGGAGAATCAGCCCAACCAATTCGGAGTGGTAATTCCATGAGTACCGACCCCGCAGGCGCGGTGAGCGAGGTGAAGCGATACCGCACCGACATTCTCGGTGACCCTCCTGTCGGGATCGCTCCGCGTACCTGGATCGTCCTGGCTTCGGAGCACGACGCGGCAATTGCCGCCCTCCGCCAGCAGCTTGCCGAGCTACAGCGGGAGCGGGACAGACTCTTGCCGTTCGAGGTTGCGTACGCAGAGCACGAACAGCAGCTCGCCGAGATGCGGGGGCAACTCAGCACCGCGCGCGACATCATCGACGGCATCGTCAGTGGCAATGTGCCAAACGATCAGGTGCTGCTGGAAGCGCTGGGTTATATGGAGGCGACCCTCTCCTCCACGGAGCGCAAAGAGGCGGACAAACCGCGCGACGTTCTGCTCGACCAGTCTCTACGTGAACGCGCCCACCAGCTTCGCCGGGAAGCGTGCAGCGCATGGAGCGATGTTGTCATCCCGCCATATGCCGGACTCGACCAAGCGAAGTGCGAACTGGCATCGAAACTGGAAGACAGGTTGCGCCACGTCATCGACGAGCTTGCCGATCTCTCCCGCCATGCCACCCCGCCGGCCCAGACGCCACAGACGCAGGGGAAGTGCGAGCGCTGCGACGGCACAGGTAACGTCGTAATCGACTACTGCGACAAGTGCAATGGAACCGGAGTGACAGTGAAATGAGCCGCATCAACGTTGGCGCGATAGACGAAGCCGGGCACATGGCATGCCCGTACTGCGATCAAGTCATCGGCATCCCATCAGTGGAGAAACCTCCCAACGCTGACTGCACCGCCCGCGCTCCAGCAGCAGAGCAGGCCGACGTTTCCAAGTTGCTCGCCGACCTCGACGACTCCGTCGCCTACTTCGAGAAGGAGGCGCTGTACGAGACCGAGAACATGGGCGCTGGCGGCTCTCAGATTGCACTCGGACGCTGGCGTCGATTCATCGCGGCCATATGGGAGGCGCGCTGTTTCGTTGCGAAGCATGGGCCGAACTGGCGTGCGTTAGCAGCAGAGCCCGCCGCCGAGCGCGAGGGCGAATTCTCGCGACGAGGGAGGCAACCGTGAGTGAGTTTCCTCCGCCGCATAATGGAATGCAGATAGGCCGCCGCTCTCAGCCCATCAAGCCGTGCCCGTGGTGCGGCGTTGCATTGAATATCAGAGCAACCGGCGCAAATCCTCGCGCGAAGTGCGTAACAGATGGCTGTTTCGGGCAGAAGTTGCCCGTAGTCAATCTAGACGTCGCCGAAGATGTTGCCGCATGGAACCGCCGCTCCGCCAGCCCCTCTCCCCCCGCCGGCCGGCTGGCGATGGGAGTGATGACGGAGAGTGAGGCAGATGACTTGCTAGCGGCTGCGATCGGCCATGAATTGCCAAGCTCCTTGAAGATAGAAATCAGTCGATATCTATCTAGGAAGAAGCCACATGCACCTTGAATATCTGCCAGAGAAAGGGTTTTGGATTCTGCGTTGTCTAGACACACATCAACGCATCCTTACGACACGGGCAGATTGGAAAGTGATTCAAACCATGGATTGTAGCGAGCAGGTTGCAGAACACTTGATGCGAATTGCAAAAAGGTCGGCGCTTAAGAGGAGATGCCATCGTAGCGCGCTGGCGAACGGATGGAAGGAATGTTCTTAACCGCCTCCGAGCTCGAGGAACTGACGCACCGGAAGTACGGCGCGTGGCAGGCGCGCGTGCTGGACGATATGAGGATTCGCTACCGCCGTCGGCCTGACGGAACGCTGGCCGTGTTGCGGTCGGATGTGGAAGGCAAGCAAGATACGCGGAGGGCGCCCCAATTGAGAGCCGGATAAATCCGCCGATGAATCGGCCACGCATTCACGACAAGCACCTGCCACGGAACGTGTATCTCCGCCATGGCGCTTACTATTTCGTGAAGGGCGGGAAGTGGACGCGGCTGGGCAAGACGCTAAAAGAAGCGCTGAACCGCTACGCCGGCCTTTACGAGGCGCAGGAAGGCACGGTGCCTGCGCTCATTGCAAAGGCGCTGCCGTCGATACTGGCCAAGGTGAAGCCCACCACCGCCAAGCAGTATGAGATTGCGGCTAGGAAGCTCGCGAAGGTGTTCGCTGAGTACCAGCCAGAGGAAGTCACGCAAGCTGACGTGAAGCGAATGATGCAGGACATGGGCGCCACGCCGAACATGGCGAATCGCTGCCTGTCGCTGCTACGGAACGTCTTCGAGTATGCCCTAGGGATCTACGTCACTGCCAACCCGTGCGTTGGGATCAGGCGCCACAAAGAAGCGAAGCGCGATCGGCTGGTGACGTACGAAGAACTCGCGGCGATCTACCAGCAAGCCGGCCCAAGGCTTCGCGTCATCATCGATCTGCTGCTACGCACCGGACAACGCGTAGGCGACGTATTGGCTATCAGGCGGGCTGATCTGCTGCCCGAGGGAATCCAGTTCCGCCAGCAGAAGACCGGCGCCAAGGTCGTCATAGCGTGGAACAGCGAGATTCGTGAAGTGGTCGATCGAGCAAAGGGGCTGCACGCCAATATCCGCGCACTGACGCTGCTACACAACCGCAGAGGCAAAACGCCGGACTACCGCACGGTGCGCCAGCAATGGGACCTGGCGTGCGAACGCGCCAATGTCACTGACGCGCACCTGCATGATCTACGCGCGATGTCCGCGACGTGGGCGAAGCGACAGGGGCAGAACGCCACCGCCCTACTTGGCCACACCAACGTGATCCAGACCGATCGGTATCTGCGTGATCGAGATGCTACGGTTGCTGAGGGTCCGAGTTTTGGACAGTCCAAAAGTCTTTTGGACAAGACGCGATGAAAACGCTAGAAAACAAGCTGTTTTCGTCACATACGGCTATAATGCAGCACCACTTATATAAGGAGTGCGTAGGGCTGTGTCTGGCAACGAAAATCCATCTGATCTTGTCCAAAACAAACCAAGCGGTAACTCGCCAGAAACTGGCGAAAAACCACGTAAGTTCCCAAAGCTTTTGGACGGGCGCACTGAGGATTTGCGCGGCCATGTATTTGGGTATCTGCGTCCCTTAGAGACGGCGCAGTCAAATGGGAACGGCGCCTATTGGAAGTGCGCATGTGTGTGCGGCACGATAGTTACCGCATCGTCAAACAAACTGAAGCGCAATCCGATTGCTTCTTGTGGATGCCAGACAATCAGGCATTGGGCGCTGACCACCTATGGCGTATTCCCTGTCCAGAAAAAACTGCGCAGCAAGAAGCCTCAGGTCAATAAATGGAGAAGAGACCCCGCCACTAAAGGCGCATGGCAATCGTGGAACAAGATGAAGGGAAGATGCACCAATCCCAAAGACCCGAAGTGGCAAAGATACGGAGGCAGAGGCATCAAGGTTTGCGAAAGGTGGCGCTGGAGCTTTCCTAACTTCTTCGCCGACATGGGGCCAAAACCGCCTGGATACTCGATAGAGCGCATCAACAATGATGGCAACTATGAGCCCGGCAATTGCAAGTGGATACCAATGGCGGAACAGGCGGCCAATAGATCCAACGTAAAGCGCATAACCGCAGATGGCCAGACAAAATACTTAGCTGAATGGGCTAAGCATCTCGGTATTCACTATCACTCGCTTTTGAAGCGGATCAAAAAGCACGGCATACACGAGGCGATTTTGATTGGATCAAACCTCAAAAAGAAAACGGCCGTGGAAGCGGCATCCAAGCCACGAATGTAGCGTAGCCACCCATGAGCGGGAATCGCTCCCCATCCCACCGCTCCATCCGTACCGACCGCGACACGTTGCCGTCGTCGAATATATCGACCTCGACGGTGACGAGGTAGAAGCCAGGCTCCGGCGGCTCCCCCGTGCGCCACGTCTCCACCCGCTCCATCTCGAGCGCGGCGGGGCCGTAGACGGGAGTTAGGGTTTCGTGCTGTGCCATTTCTAGGTTTTAACGTTGAGCGCGCACGATAACGGGAGCGTTGTTAGCGTGCGGACGGTCACACGATATTGGTCAACAATGCTTTCCGTATATCGCGGGGTAGTTCGGTTTGCTTTCCCCGCAGCCACCCATGGCAGTCCTGACACTGGAAGCGCGGGTAGGTGTTCAGCATGGTGGCTGAGTAGCCGCGACGCTGGAGCGACTTAGATCCGCACTTCGGGCACCGCAGTTCTTTATCCTGGATATAGACGCCGTGGTTGGGGTGCGACGTGATCCACGGGCGCATGGCTTCGTAGACTTCGGCTGTGGAGATCACGTCAAGCGGGTTGTACTTCCGCATGACAGCCCACGCCTTCGGGTTGTCCGCCAAGCACTCCTTCCAGAGCTCGAAGCCGGGGAATTCCTTGTGCTCGTACTTCCGCGTCCGGGCGAGCTTCGATGACAGGTAGGCAAGTTTGTTCGATGTGAAGCCGAAGTGCTTCTTGGCAGCCTCCAGCGTGTCCACGATCTTGATGGGGCTATAGGGCGTGTAGCCGTGCTGGATCAGGCGGGCGTTGATCTTCTTGATGTCGAAGTTCCGCCCGTTCTGCGCGACCACGATGTCCGCGTCGTCGAGGATCTGCCAGAGCTGCTTGAGTAGCTTCCTGTCGTCGCGGACTTTGCCAACACCGCGCCCGCCAGTGTCCTCGTAGACTAATTCTTTTTCGCCTAACCACTTCACGCAGAAGCTGATAATCGTCCAGTCCTGCTTAATTTGCTCGAGCCCGATGTTCTGGTCCCAGAGGCCCCATACGTAGGCTTCGATAGGACTGGTTTCGATGTCGAGGACGCAGATGCGGGGGCCGGTACTCATAGCCAACTGCACTCGACACGAACCCGCATAATTGCGGTGGCTACGGTGTCGGTGACTGATTCGTTCTCGCCGTCGATGATCTGGTCTATCTCGTAGAACAACGCGTGCAGGAACTCATGCCAGATGATTTGGCGGATGAGTTCCATGTTGTCTTTGATCTCGACGCGAATGACTCGCTTGGTGACATCGCACAGGCCGTGGACGGCCCTGCCGTTGTGTTTGACGGACTTCTGGAAGACCACCCGGTAGTTGACATGAGCAACTGGAAGGGTGAAGGCCTTCATCTATCTCCCCTGCCACTCCCTCAGCCCAGCGCTCACTTCGTCTGCGCGCCGTCCAAGAAGGTCGAGCATGTGGAGCTGATCGGGTTCTCCGGCGTCGCTGCGATGATCTCCCGAAGGCACCGGGAGAAGATCCCAGGTGGCGGCGCCGGCGCCAGCATTGAAGCTGACGGCGGAACCAGCGGCCGGCACACGGGGGCGCTGGCACAGGCTTCCATGTAGAGGATGGCTATTAACGTAAGAAGTAAGCTCCAGTAGCTCTTTATCGTGCGCATGGCTTGCGGTCTCCGCTTTCGCTGTGAGTTCTTTTCTCTGCGCCTCGAGTTCGCGCGCGTCATCGTCCTTCTGCCGCTGCACACCGACTCCGATGAGGTGATGGCAGAACCACGCGATGCCGGCGGCTAGGGCTGCGAACAGGATCAGTTCGACAAGCCATTTGCGCGCGTGGATGAAGGCGAGGAGCGCTGTCACGTCGGACACTTCTCCGGACACGCCGTGAGATCGTCCGAGTAGCACACGCAGGTTTCGTGGCGCACAGCTTCGGCTGCGAGGGTGTGGTATTCCTCTTGGAAGCCGGGAGGCGTGCCAGCGGGCGTCTCGTCGTTCGGTTCGTCTGCGATCAGGTCGCCGGCAGGCATGTCTGGCGTACGCAGTTCCATGAACGCCTTGCCGGGCTCATCCTTGGAGTTCATGCGCCATTCCAAGCGCGGAGCCTCACCACGTACCCAGCAGTTCGGGTAGCCCGCAGGCCACGATGGGCCGTGCACGTAGAGGTTCGCCACCTCGACTAACGTATCGTCGGTCCAACCAGCGCCGGGGAGCACCCAGTATTCGGTGCCGTCCGTCGTTTCCTTCGAGAGGTACAGCTTCGGGGGCTTCTCGCCCTCGCAGTTCTGCGCGACATCCAGCGCCACGCTCGTATCGCACTTGTACTTCCCCGCAGGCGACGCCTTGACGCACTCATCGAGGCTGGCGTGGCGACTAATGACTACTTGGTCGCCCTGCTTCTTCAACGCCCAGTCGCCGGGCTTTTGGGTGGCGGTGGTGCCGGCGAGGGTTGTGGTGGCGAATAGAAAGAGGAGAAGGCGTTTCATGTTAGAATCGTCCTTGAAGTGAGCGGCGTGGAGAGACACGCGTGCAAGGCCCGCCTATGGTTCTGGTCCGGCAGGCGGAGTCGGTGAAAGTCCGGCCTCACTTCCCCTCCCCCACCACGCACTCCCGCCAGGCGCCCGCCGCGAAGTAGCGCACGACCATCACGGGGCCCGTGTACCGCTTCACCGCCCGGTACCCACTACGCACCTGCGGCGCATTTGGCGACGAGCGCCACCGACCGAGGCTGTCGCGTAAGTGATACCCGCGACGGGCGTTCGATGGCGTAGAAGTCCTGTCCCGTGGTGCGATCCTCGTCGCAGGCAGCGCCGAGCTTGATCGTGCCGACAGCGCGGCCGCGATCGAAGGCGAAGGTCTGCTCATTGGGTCGAACCTCGTAGACGGTGGGAGCGATCGACACCAACTGAATCGGACCAGGCTGCGGCGGCGTGACCGTCTTCGAGGTGACGTTGCTCACGGCACTTTCGATGCCGTAGGTGTTCGTCACGTATCCGCGCAGGCAGGTCGTGCCCGGATCGAAGTTGTTCGTCGTCGTCGTGAGCGCGGCGCCGCCGGTCGGTCGCGTGCGAGGGAACTCGCCGACTTTGGTGCCGAACACGTTGCGCGCCGAGCACGTGCCGTACTCGAAGCGCCAGCTCTGCAGAGAGCCCGCGCCCGTGTCGGGGATTGCGCTCCCGTTCGTGTTCGTGGTCGGGTTCGTCCAGGTGATGGTGACAGTGTCGGCATGCGCGGCGGTAGCTAGCAGGCCGACGAGGACGAGGGAGTAGCGGTAGAACTTGTTCACTTAGTCTCTCCAGTTGAAGCCATGAGTTCGGTCTTGCGGTCTGACGAGTGCGACCCGCCTAACCAGTAGCCGACGACATCCTTGAATGAGCCGGCGAGCACGCCGACCAGCACCAGCAACGTCTCTTTGACGCCCGGCGGGAAATCCTTCTCGCGATAGGTCACGACGAACAGCGCGGCGATGCAGCCGAGAAATGCGCCGATGACGAGGATGGAAACGACGCCCTTCATGATCGGGCCGTACTTGTCGAGGTTCATGAAATCACCAGTTCGTGTTCATCAGTCCAAGGGAGCCGGTCCTGTATCAACCCCATCGCTTTACGCGAGTCGCAAACCATGTAGCGACCTTGCGCATCCAAGGCAGTGCGAGTTCCAGGAGCAATGCAACCACGTAGCTCAAAAGCCCAATTCCCAGGATGAATGAGCACAGCAGTCCGAGCGGTAGGCCGATTCGCGTTCGGGTAGTGGATGACGTTGAGCTCTTCATTGAAGAGTGCCCATGTGCGCGGATGCGCTTCGGAGTCGTGGCGCAGTAGCTTGTACGTGCCGACAGGAACGCAGGAGATGCCCTTGGTTCCACCCGGCCCTAGCACGTCAGGTATCCATGGCCGCTCGATGGTGACGAGCGACAGGCCCTCGATGAAGAGCAGGCCAAGCGTGCAGTCGGTATTAGCGGGCTGCGTTTTCTCGCGGTGGAGGATGAGCTTCACTGCTTTATCCCCTTGGCGTTCAGCCACAGCGCAAACGCCACCGCACATATGCCGATGGCCCATAGCACCTTCTCGACTACTCGCCGGCCGATGCGGATCAGCATGCGGTCCTCGACACGCTGCGCAATGGCGTCTATCTGCGCGTCGGTGAGGACGATTACGCGCGGCTCGGCGTAGTCGATAGGCTGCTCGTCTATGTCGCTCATACCTGCACCTGGTCTTCGAGGTCGGATATGCGTTGGTCGCTCAAAACCACACCTCCGCGCGCAGACCGTCGAGACCGAGATTTTTTTTCTCAGCCCCGTGGTCGAGGCTCGAATTGCTGGCGTGGAATAAGGTGAAGACAACGTCGCCGACTCGGACGCCAGCGGTAGCGAGGAATGCGAATGGCAGAGGGAGTTGGCGGTTACAGTTGGTTTCGCCGTCGTACGCGCAGCGATCCGCGCCTTTGACTAGGAGACCGACACCCAGAATTGGCTCGATCCTGCGGCCTTCACGGAACGTCCAGAGTCGCGAGGCGGATAGCGCCGGATACCCGTCAACCGAGATGGATCCGTGGTACAGGCGCTGCTCGCCGACGTACCAAAGCCGCACTTCCCACTTTGACGCGACGCAACCAACAGAGGCGACGCCGCCCGTCTGGCCTTCCGAGTACCGAACTACAGCACCTGGCCCCGCCGTGATGTCGCAGGCGTGCGCGGGCGCAAAAGCCCCTGCCGCCAAGATGAGGAACAGCATCACGGAACGCATAGCGAGCCTCGGTTATTAACTTTGGATTTCGCGGTACCGGCCTTACAATCGTTGCCGTACCTAACTAACAGCCCTTAAGGGGATTCAATGAAGAAGGCACTAACAGCCCTCGCCGCGGTCCTTGCGATATCCGGTTGCGCGTCCATGACGGAAAGACAGAAAGAGTGGACGACGGCCGCTGTCGGCGTTCTCGTCGTCGGCGCCATCGCGGCGCATAACGGCGGAAGCACTGCCCCAGCTAGCGAGCCTGGAGCAGTGGGGCCAGGACCGAGCTGCCGGCCGCAGCCTGACGGTAGCTGCCGCTAGGTCTGCTTCGTCGGCATGATCTCGGTATGGCAGGCCCGCCAGTAAATCGTTTGCGCTGGACTTGAACCACCTGTCGAGAACGTGCGCCCGACGTTCATGAACACGTCGATGGCTTGACCTGCTGGTACGTCGAAGGACTTGGAGCCAGTGAGCTCAGCCCACGCGTCAGTGGAATTGAGCACTGCGTCGAGCCTGCGGTCGCGAGTCCATACCGTAGAGCCGTTTACTTGTACCGTTACCTGCATGGATGCGTAACCAACCGCTACGCCGCTCGTTGTGGCGCTAACGTCCGCCTGCCCCGAATAGCTGACGATGCAGCGCGTTGCGATTCCGGCTGGCGATGTGTACGTGATGTGCGAGCTGATACCGGAGACTTCGACACGGGGCTGAGTGCCTGACGTGTAAGCAATGTTTCCATCAGCCGGTGTATCGGCGGTCGTCGGCGCAATAACAGGGTAATAGGCAGCGCCTGCCTGGCCATTTGTGGTTGGGAACGTGGCACTCGTCTGCCCGCCAATCGTTCGCACGCGGACCCAGTAGTAGCGAGTCGTCGTGTCGGCCTTCTCGATCGTCCATGTCGTGGTGCGGCCTTCCCAAATCTTCGTCGCGCTGGCGAACGGCGTGTTCGCCGTGTATTCCCACAGCTCGAAGATGCCGTTCAGCTTCCAGAACTCTGAGACGGTGATCTCGAAATACATCGAGCCAGCTCTGGTGGTGATGGTAAGCGCCGTAGGCTCATCTGGCGGTTCGCTCTGCAGGCTGTTCGTCGAACTAGTTCCAGACGTGTAGTCAGCAGTTACGAGGTCGGTATAGATGCTCGAGTCGACAGCCTTGGCCGTAATCAGCACGAACATTCCGCCGTCTTCGTCTCGCTGAACATCGCGCTCAATGCAGCGCCAGATACGGCCCGACCAGCCGAACGCGGTATGCGAGAACGAGAACGTCTCCCACGGTGCAACCTTCAAACCCTGTCGGCCGAACGGGAACTTAGCGACCCGCATCTGTCGCGAATCGCGCAGCACGAGCTCGCAAATCCGTTGCGCTCGATAGGTATCGATGCAACCACGAATCTGGATCTCGCGCGGAATCGTCTGGCTTGCGTCCTGCGTCACATAGGCCGAGTTCGTGCGCGGCGAGCACGTCGCTTCGCCGTAGTCCTTCGACGCGTCGATGTGGACCGCGCTCACCACATTGAACCGGTCTTCTTCGTCGGTCGTGTCGACGACTTCGATCTGCGCGACGAGATCGTCTTGCGTGAACGTGTGAACCGGCGAATCGTACGCCGCGGCGTAAATTCGCCACTTGCCATGTAAATAGATAAGCTGCCCTGGCCCGCCGCACATCAGTAGCTCTTCCAAAATGTCGCGACGCGTCTGGCCGCAGCTCACCTCGATATCGAGCGTGTACCGCGCCTGAGCACCGGATGGAGGCGCATTGCCACCGCTCAAGCTCTGATCAGCGATATTCGCAGCTGTGATCGTGTAGGCGTCGTCGATCCGACTATCGCTTTCCTGCAAGCCGAACTTGATCATCCGCGTTGACTGATCATTGACGACGGATCCACCGGATAGGAACCAGCGAACTCCTAGCGCCCAGTTATGCGAGAACGCCCACGTCGATGGGTCATCGCGACGATGTGTGCCCGCACCGCCGTTCGTGGTGTCAAGCCGCGGATCGTAGAGCAGCGCGCCGTCGACTAAGCTCGTCACGGACTGCGGCGCGCCAGCCGGGAATGCGTCGGCGTTGCGTTCGAATCTCACCACGCGGTAACAGACGCCGCGCAGGCGGTGATTCGTCGTCCACTCCGTGAACTCTGGCTCAATATTAGAGTCGGCGGTCTGCGCGCCGGTGCCCAAGTGATCCCAGATCTTGAGCTTTCCATTGAACGACGCGGTCGACACAGCGCCGGTCGAACCATTGATATCGGCAGCGGGAATCTTGAGCTTATCGAGCCAGCAATCCTTGAGCGCTGAGCACTGATGCGTGGCGTAGGCCACGACGTACCAGAGATACTTGAACGAGTTGCCGCCTCCCGACGACGTGCCGTAGAACACGATCGCGCCAGTCGCGCGCGCCGTGCCAATGATCAGGTGACGCTCTGCGATTGTGGATCGAATCGTGATGTTCTGAACGAAGGCACCGCGCTGCGGCTTTTTCTGCAGAGCTTTCTGCAGAAGCGTGAGAACAATCGTGATAAGGATCTGCCGGACCACCTGGCTCGCAACCAGTGCGGCGATGGCGGGATAGGCCTGCGGCATTCAGAGAATCCATGCGCAGCGTGCGCCAAACTTCGACACGATGACGAGCCCTTTAGCGCCCGGCGCGCAGCACTCGCGGCCAAGGCAGAGCGCTGGCTGCTCGCCCAAGTTCGTATCGATCAAAACTATATCGCCACCTCGCGCATCTTCCGGCGGGCGCGGTTCGCCGAATGCAGCACTCAGCAGTCCGCGCATGCCACCGTGTTGCTCGAGAAGCTCGAGCGCCTCTGTCTCACTGTGATACGCGGGAAACGCCGCGCGGAAGTTGCAGCCCGTGACGGCTTCCGAGCATCTCGCGATGAACTCACAACAATCGTGCACGCCCCATTCGAAGCGACGGAACTGCGCATCGTCGAGAACGGGCTGCAGGCGAACCGACCAATCTTCTAGTTTCATTGGCTCACCCTGGGCCGCGCCGCGGACCGGTTCCGCCGCCACGCCACCATGGCCCTGTCCCAGGCGTGATGCGTGAGCCGCCCCAGATCACTTCTTTGGAATCGAGGTTCTTATCTTGGTCGCAGCCGAGATCGCCGGAGAAGTATTGTTGCTGATGCTCATCGGTCCAACGCCAGGCGTCTGCCTGATCAAGAAGGACAAGGCGATTTTCACAGCTCACCTCAATAAGAGGTGTTGGGCCGCCATGGATACGACGAACTCGTCCCATGCGGCCCTCGCGGTTCGTCTCGAATCCGATCGTCGCTCCGGTTGCCGGAGCGAACCACACCTCATATTCCGCAACGGAGCGGCCGAAGCAGTTATCAATCTCAGATTCCGGCACGACCGATGGGTCAACGCCAATCAATCCATACGTCCAACGCTCTGAAGCCAGCTTCGCGCGGTCAGGAGTTCCTTGAATCGTGCCTATCTGCCCCACGCCGGTATACGTATTGCCGCCGATCGAGAGATCGCCGAGCGCGGTATGCAGGCGCACGTGGCCAGATGGGAAGTCAAGATCGACTGCATAACAGACCTGCGCATGCTCAAGCTGTGAGGCAGCCTCGCAGTTGGCGTCTGTAAACCAGCTCACTGTGCTGGCTCAGGTACGTATTCGTCGATGACGCCATCAGTGGTGTCGATCACATAAGCGAGACGGCCACAGTTCCCCAGGTTGCCACGCGCAATCCAGCGCGCGAGCCACCGCCAAGGGGTGTGTGTGCGGAACACTACGTCGCGGTCGTCTAGCTTCTCCTGCCATGAGCTAATACCGCGAGCGAAGTAGACGCTCACTCGATACAGCCTCATCCGAACGCTTCCTCGAGGTCGAGGGCGGCCGTGCTGAAGACGCCTGGCTCGTTCGACCACCCAGACGAATCTCCGGCGATCATGAACCGCCCCATCGGCTTGCACACGATGATCGGGGCATTGTCAGCGACGGATCGTCGCAACGGCGGCGAGAACTGTAGATGTCCTAAACCTGCAGCATTTGAGTCAAGCGGCGCAGTCAGGAATTTGATCTGCCCGTCGATCTCAACTTGGTCGCCTGCGAGTAGGAGCCCGGTCTGCGACTCCGGCAGTCCTTTCACGAATAGACTGGAGCCTGTCTGCGACTCCGCAGACGCTGCGGCGCTCGTGGTTTGACGCAGCCGAGTCGGCACCGCAGACATCGCCGCAGTCGCACGCCACGCGTAAATGAGTGAGGCGCCGTTTCCGGTATACGATTCTCCGCCATCGCTAGTCGCGAGTCTGATTCCGAACGTGACTGCGGTCGCCAGGTTCGTCTTCCTGGATACGATGTAACACAGGCTCCAGCCGCTCCCGAGGGGCACACAGAACGCCCGCGTATTGGCCCACTGCGCGCCAGTCGCGAGCGTGCCAACCACCGCGTTCGCAACGTCGAAGTACGCGCCGGCAACGGTTGCCCCGGTCGCCTCTGTCATCGTGAGACGGGCCCACGTACGCGTGCCCGCCTTGAGCGCGACGCAGAAACACACCTCGGCAGCGGGGCTCGTGATGGTGGCCTGTTGGCTAATACCATGCGTATTGCTCGCCGTCGCGTCTTCGATGATCGAGTCGGCGGTCGCCGTGCCGTCAGGCGCAGTGGCCGCGTTGGCAGCGTCAGTGCTGCGGAAATTCACCCACGACGCATTGTCGAACTCATCGGATCGCAGCAGGAGATTCGCACCGCCATCTACTAGGAAGCAGCGAGAGAGGGACGTGAACGGCACGAGCACATAGGCGCCTGCGGTGAAACCAGTCACGGTGCCGAAAACCGTCGGGTACTGGTTCAACGTCGCGGCGGCCACAGAGACACCGCTGCTCACGCGGTAGCCACGCGTCGTCTGGTAGTCGGAGACACCATCGCTGCCGCTGGTCGACAGAAACGTGCCGATCTGAAGGCCGCTCGACTGCGCGCCATCGAGGATGATCGATCGAAGCGCATACGGCGTGTACGCAGCTAGCGTAACCTGCTGCCGAAATTCGGTGCTTGCGCCGCCCTGATCCGCAGTGAGCCGCATAACACCGTCGGATGCGCTGAGCGTTCCCGCGTCAACGGTCCAACCTGCTGAAGTCGAGAAATCTGAATTGCTAAACAACTCAGGGGCCGAGAACGATCCGCCCTGCACATAACTCGAGTCGCGCAGGTAGACGCGGTTAGTCCTCCCGCGCAGCCTCATCAGCATTGCGATCAATTGCCGGCGCAGACTCTGATCGCTCGCAATCTTTCCGCCCATCGGCGTGAAATCGATCGTCGCCCCAATGCGGTCGCCACCGTAGTTAGTGGTCTGAGGGACGCCGGTATAAGCGCCGCGCGTGACGCCGGTCGAATCGACGTAACGAAAGCTCGACCGAGCCTGGCGCAGATTGAGCGGTAAGACGTAGTCGGTCACGTGTCGAACCCGTAATAGTTGCGGCGCAGGCGTTCGACGACACGCTGCTCTGTCATGTCGGAAATCTGCTTGCCAAACGACGGCAACAACTTCACTGCGTCGACAGTAGCGCCGCGTGCGTCAATATGATTCACCACAGTGACGTTAGGGCCGCCTGCCATAGCGTGATTAGGCGTGATCCAGCCTGATGATCCGCTGCGGAATAGCTCCGGACCCTGCTCTCCAACCAAATAGGTGCGGCCTGCTGAAACTGCGCCGCCAGATGCTTTGCCATCGATAGCGCCGGCAGATCCACCTCCACCGCCTACGTTGCTTATGATGGCGCTCAGGATCGAACCGAAGATTCCGCTGCCGCCTCCACCACTGCCGCCGCCACTGCCGTACTTCGCAAAGATCGCATCAAAGAGCTGGCCAATCTTCCGCTTCGTAATCTCTGCGACGATGAACGTCAGGAAGTCTCGCCACTTGAACTTGCCCGTATTGATCATGTCTTCAATCGCGTTGACGAAGTAATCGCGGTATACCTGCATGGATTCCGCCCACTGCTTCTCGCGGTAGACGGTCAACTCTTTCTCGCTTTCCTTGAGTCGCCGGTAATACTCGTCGGCGGCATCCTGGGCATCGCCCCAGTCGTCCATGCGTTGGCGAAGGGATGCGTCAGCTTCGCGATCAACGTCCGCGTTCATGTCGCGCACGGCGTCGTGGTAGCTGTCGACGAACTTCTGCATTTCCTTCGCGGACGCCTCGGCCGCCTTCTTAGACTCTGCCGCGGCATTGGCGGCGGCGAATCCAATAGGCGTCGTCGCCTCGTGGCGAACGATCGTGCCGCTATGAGCCTCATTCCATGCCGCGTCGTCCTGTTTCTGGCGCTCGTCGAGGCCAGCACGGAACATGCCGACGAAGCCGCCCTTCAAAAATCCTGCACCGACGTTAGAGAATGAACCGCTAGACGCAGCGTTAAGCACGCGCGTGATAGCGGGCGCCGCCTTTGCGATAAGAGTTGTCGAGAACGCTTCCCACGAAGCATTGAGGCGCTTGACCGCGTCGTCCGCCTCTCCGAGCGACTTCAGCGACTCATCGCCGAACGAGAAGCCTAGCTTCTCCGCTTCCTCACGCGCCTTGCGGATGCCCTCCGCGCCTTGCGAGAACAGAGGCAGCAGGTCTGCGCCGGCCTTGCCGAATATCTCGGTTGCCGCGCGAGCCCTGTCAGCCGGATCCTTGAGTCGCGAAATCTGATCGGCAAGCAGCTCGAACTGCTTATCGGGCCGCTTCGATAGCAACTGGTCGACAGTAAGGCCCAGCGCCTTGAGCGCCGCGATCTGATCTTTGCCGCCCGATGCAGCCTCGGAGATCGAGACCTGCATTTTCTTGATGGCGGTCGACAGCGACGCGATGTCGACGTCGGCGAGCTTCGCCGCGTAGGCAAGCTCGGAAATCGCCTTGCCGCCGATGCCGGCTTTGATCGCGGCCTTGTTTAACTCGTCGCCAAACGAGATAGCGTTGCGCGCTGCACCGATAAGCGCTGTGCCGATGAGCCCGCCGCCGGCACCAGCCGTGACAAACGAAAACGCCTTCTTGATCTGCGCCGCGCCGCGTTCGGCAATGCCGACCGCCTTACCCATGTCGCCTTGCAGGCGAGCGGTGTTCGCGGCTAGCTCGATAACAAGCTGGCCTATCTTATTCGCCACGCATTACCCCTTGAGGTGACCTAAGGCCGCACCAACGGCGGACATCATTTGCTCGGGTGATTGCTGCGCCATTGACTTCGGGTCAGTGGCTGGCTTCCGTGCTGGGTTGTTGATCTCGTCGAGCATCGCGAGGTATTGACGAACCGTCGCTATGTCGTATCGCTCAAGCTCGCGAACGCTGATGCCTAGACGAATAGATAGACCGATGAGAACCCGGCGCCACGGCCGGGCCATCAGTTTTTTCTTGCGTCCTCGATCGTCTCGTCGTTGAGTTCGTTGAACGCGGTGCCAGCCTTGGCGAGCTTCGCGACCACGTTCGGGCGCGATGTCTTCATGAACTCGAGCGCAGCCGCACGATCGGCAAACACCGGCGTGCCGTCCTGCTTGCAAACGAGCGTCGCCAATTGCTCAGCCACGAGCTCCGGGGTCTTGTCGATACCGCCAAGCCTGCTGTGAAGCTCGATCGCTTCCACCGCGTTGAGCGCGCGCACGTAGAGCTTGAGATCCGGGCGGGTCTTGAGTTCGACCAGTTGCGTTTCGCGAACCTCGCTCATGCGAAGAACGCCCCCGGCGCATTGCTGACGCGAATGCTGCCTGATGCCAGTACCACGCCGTCAACGCCGATCTCGCTGATGCCGAACGATTTCACAAGACCCATAAGCGCAAGTACCTGGCCGCTCGGCATGGTCACAGAGAACGCCTCTGCGGTTCCGCTCTCCTTGAGCGCGCGGATGCGACTCTGGCCGGTGTCAGCGGTCGTCGGGATATAGACCTGAAACGCGAGGTTCCCGCTGTCCGCAAGGCCAAGCAGAAATTCTTTCGCGACAGACTGCAGATTGGTCGTCTCGAGTTCCGCGGCTTCTCCATCGAGGCCTGGGCCAAACGCCTTGCACTCGCCGACCGTCGTCATGGTCTTCTTCGCGGCCGTGCCGCCGGACGTGTAGGTTGAGTACGCGGTGCCGTCCACACCCTTGAGTTCAAAGGTGTTCGTCGCCTGGTTAGCAACCACAAACACGCGCTTGTTGACCTGCGTCATGCCCACGACGCCATCGATATAGACGAGGTCGCCGTTGGCGTAGCCGTGCGTGGCCGATGTGACCTGCGGCGGGTTCGCGGCCGTGATCGCGGTGATCGTCTTGGTCGCGGCGGTCGCCGTACCAACAGCACAAACGGCGCCCTGTGTTTTCTGAGCCATTGAAATTCTCTCCTACGAATAGACCGACCAGGTCTGAGTGATTTGAAAAAGCTCGGGATTGTTCTCGGGCTCGCTTTGCTCTAACTGCTGCTGCAATAGATGCCCGGCGGCCTCGAGTGCAGTCCGCACTGCGGCTGCTACTTGAAGTGCGCCGGTGTACGTTTCGGCGTAGCTGTCGATCTGGACGCTGTATGCGTCGAGGCCAGAGGAACCGCGCAGATGGTTGTAAGGAGTCAGCGAGACTTCCTGCAGCGTGATCGCAGGGACCGCGAAGGTCTGCGTACGCCGAAGCGCTTCGATTCGTTCAGCGTCAACGAGCGCAGTCACCGGCGCAGCGGCGACCAGCACCGCACGCGCGATGGCGACTGTCATTAAATCCCCGTGATGGCTTTGCGCAGACGACGCGTCGAACGCTCGTATGCTTTGCGTGCGACCTTCTCGATCGCTGGAATTAACTCGCGCTGATAGATGGAAAGCGCGACTTGCACGTTTTCCTCAAACGCTGGACGCAGGAAAGGATGCGCAGGAAAGGCCCGCACAGCCTTGCCGAAGAACCCTTTGATTGGCGTACCCAGAGAGCCTCTTGCGATCTCAACTTGGCCGCGGCCGAACTCGATAAAGCGCCAGTACCAGGCGCGACCCTTCACGCCGATGAAGCGTGATTCATAGGTCTTGTTGCTCTCGCGATTCCTGAACGAGTAGATCGACGCACGCAGCCTCCCCTTCTTGGAGTCTGGCTGTGTGGGGCCGACAAATCCGCGAGGCTTACGCGATGGCGCCTTGAGCTTTGCCGACTGAACAATGGGCGCGCTTGCCTTGGTCAGCGCGGCCTGCGACGCCTTGCCCTGCAAGGCTTCCGGCAGAGACTTCAGTAGTGTTTCGCGAAGCTCCGTGAGTCCGGAGACATCGATCTGGTCAGCCACCGCGTATCGCACTCGCGAACAACATCTGCCCTTCGCGGCGCCCCAGTTCCTGGATGTGGTTGATCTCGTAAGTCAGGCCGTCAACCGTTAGCCGATCCGTGATCAGCACGTCCGAGCGATATCGGATCTTGAACCGCGTATCGATCTCAGCCTGTTCCTGGCCGGCGGAGAAAAACTCCCGCCCGCCAGCGTCGATCTTCTGCGCCCACACCGTTGCGTAGTCTGCGAACGTCTGCGCCTTGCTGCCGTTCGCATCCGCAGCCGCAACCGTTACGTGTTGCAGCGTGACCTGCCGGTCAAGGTCTCCCGCCCTCACACGAATCTCGAGTAGCGGTGCGAGGAGATCATTGCCTCAAGCGCAAGCGGTACTTCCGTAATCTGCTGCGCGCCGTTGGCGGTAGTCACCGCCTCGCGCGTTGCGTACAGGTGCGCGGTCAGGAACCGGATCGCCTGCAGCAACGAGTGCGGCACATCAGGCGCGGCCCAGCCAGCAACGAAGCGGACCGTAATGGCGGCGCTCTGCGCGCGAACCGTGGGCCACGTGACGCCATAAGCCGCGTCTATGTAAGGAGCCGCGGCATCGGCGTGAAACACGTACTGCGACGAGTTCAGGGTCTGCGTGGCGCCATTGCCGTCTACGTAGGTAATCGAGGTGACGCTGGCAACGGGTCGAACCGGAAGCTCGATACGAGCGTTGCAGTAGTAGCCAGAGACGTGGTGCGGCCAGCAATAGTCGATCGTGTAGTCCAGCGTCTGCGTGACGAGACGAGTCTTTGTCTCGTTCTCGACCCAATCGCGAGCCGCGAGAATGTAGGCCGCGAGCAGGCCATCTTCTTCAGTCGACGTGATGCGCAAGTGATCGCGCATCTCGGCAATCGAGATAGGCTCTTGCGTCGCAGCCGTTACAACAGATAGGCCCACGGAACTCCTTCGCGTATTTCGTCATCCGACCACTGCGTCCAGGCGAGCCAGTGGCACCAGGGGAGGCGGTCGCATTGCTTGCCGCTCACGGAGAACGCCATGGCGCCCTCGTCATCGCACTCAGTCACGATCCCATCGAGCACGCATTTGACGCCGATCGATGAATTCAAAGTCAGCACTCGCCCCACGCCATCGAAGCTAAGTAGCGTCGGAAGTCGAGTTGGATTTAAACCAGCGGGATGAGGACGGAAGTGCGTCGCATGTTCTGCGGAGACTTGATACCAATCGTCCGGCGTCGCGAAGTACGGAGAGAATGTTTCGATCTGGCCGCACAAGACGACAGATGAATTACCTTCCCGCCACGGCACCAGATCCACGCCCATGGCTTCCCATCTCGAAGCGTCATCCGGACGCGCAACACGATGGTCACCACGCCGGCCATGACCGTTCCTCACGAGCTGGACAAACTTGTCTGTATCGCCAAACGAGCAGCGATCGACTAGCAGGAATTCCCCGCCGTCATTCTCGATCGGCTTCCAGAACGTAGTGCCGAGCAGGATGGGGAACCCATCGTGCCGGAACCTGTCGCTAGTGATCTCGACATCAACGCCAACAGCCTTCAAGCCTTCTGCGAAGAAGGCACCACGCCTAACCTGCCACGCGATCGACGGTGTCGCGTGAATCGTTACCTTCACAGCTTCGGGGTCGGCGTGTCGTAATAGATGAGCTGCAGCGACTTCCGAACACCGCTAGAGGCCGCAACTCGATGCCACGAGCAGCGCGTCACCTTGAACGCGTAGCCGTGGTTGAACGAGTACGGGATCCGTTTCCAGTTCTTTCCGTCAAGCGTCTGCAGGACCACTCCGCGGTCGTGCGCTGATTCGTCGTCAGCCAGATAGACCTGGGAAGTGATCACCTTCCCCGCGCAGTCGGTGTGCCTGCGGATCTTGTATCCAGGCAGGTCTTCAACCAACAGGCAGATCGGGTACAGCTTGCCGTCTACTTCAAGCGCATCGCTGAACTCGTCTTTAACCGCATCACTACGGATCCGCGCGTCGATCTCCGGGAACAGCGCACTCAGGTGCTGAATCTTGCGCAGCGACGTGCCGTCAGGCTGTGCGACGTCCGAGTGACGCAGCCAGCTAAAGCCAGTCGTCGGCCATTTGCTCGCGATCTCGCGCGCGTCTTCATCATCCAGGAACTGCGGCAACTCAAGATGAGGCCACGGGTCCTCTATGAGAGACGCCGTGCGCAGTCGATCTGCCAGCACCTAGGCCGCGGCTTCCCAAATCGCCCGTAGCGAGTCACCACGCGGCAGCTCGTCCATCTTCGGACTCCCGTGGAACACCATGACCGGCGCCATCGGACGTCCAGCGCGGATCCGATACTTGTACGAATCCACGAACGCGTTTTCCAGAAACCCCAGCTTGTCGGGATACAGCAGGCGAGAGATATAGTTCTGATCGCCGTGCATCTCGTCCATGACCTTGCGGTCAAACGCATCCCAAATGATGCGGACGTTGTCGCCGTGCCACGCCATAACCGAGCTATTGCAGCAACCGGGACCGCCGAGCAGTCTGCGCGCAGACGGATCCAAGTCGGTGCGCGGCTTCACGAGCGAGTACGAGAAGTCATCGCGCATCCACAGGCGCGACGGATCCGACGCGGCCTGCAATACGATGCCGTCGACTGACGCCGTAAGCACTACGTCCAGATCAAAGTAAAGCGTTGAGCCAGTAAACAGGTCCGGCCGGAACAGCTCGATCTTCGCCCACCAGCCGACGAGATCCGTGGCGAACGGAATGCACTCAACACCAGGCACTGGATCGTCAGTCAGGCAGACAAAGCGGTGGGTGAAGCTCAGGTGCTTCTCTACCATCGCCTTCAAGCGCAGCACCCAGTGCGCGCTATACCGCTTGCCCCACTTCACGCAAACGACATTGACCATCACAGCTTCCAGATGGCTAACGTGCACGCGCTCTCTACAGCGTCTTGCACCGAGCCCAACGGATCACCAAGGAAATAAGGAGCGCCACGCAGATCGAGCCGGGTGAATTGAGGAGACCGCTTTGGTAGGTTTTCCCCGTCGAACTGCGTGGCGATCAAGTAGCGCGCCGAGAGCCGAAAACGCTCGAGCGCCATAACGATCCGTTCCTCGTCGAGATGGTTGAGCACCATCCGACACAGGATTGCGTCACACGCCGGCATGACGTCGCGCGTGATATCGAGCGCGGTCACCGATGGCAGGCGCGGTATCAGATCGAACGCACGGTAAGCAATCGGCCGGCCCCACTGAACCTTTTTGATCCAGTGAAGGTCACCAGCACCGGCATCGTTGATCGATGCGATGTTGTACGTCTCGACGATCTGCGGTAGCCAGTCGCGAACATTCGCGGTATTGGCCATCGTGGAACCATTGCCGCAGACCGTGCCGTCAGACATCCCCATGCGCCAGCCGTTAGCCATGCGCTCGTACATTTCGCGATCAGAGAGCACTGATTGGCACCTTCGGAAAACAATCGAGAGCGGAATCCGGCGTCGCGTTAATGATCTCAACCAACCCTTGTCGCGCAACGCTGCGGTAAAGGTCTAACAACTCGACGTGCACACCATTGCGCACATGAACCTTGGGCCAGTGCTGCAACCTTGCTGGGTACTCGCCGAAGTAGTGACGCGGCGTAGACCCGATCTGCTGCGTTCTGCCGTCGTAGTCCGGTGCGTATTTCATGTCGTAGCCCAAGAGCACGATACGCGTCGCGCCCATGAGATAGACCAGATTCAGCAGCGTGTAACCGCTGCCGTGTCCGTGGTGGATTACGGAAGGATCAGCGGACAATCCAGGCGCGTTTTTCTCTGCGATCCAGTTAAGTCCGTATCGCTTTGCGGCGTCCAGATTGCAGGTCCACTTCTCGGCAGCGTACTGCTTGAGCTCGTCACACCAGTATTCGTCCCACCACCCTTCGTTGCAGGCGTAGTGGATATCCAAACCGCACAGGCGCCAGACGTTGTTGCATCCCGCAAGAGCGAATCCCTTACGCTGTGCGGCATTGATCTGCTCCTGCGTCAGCGACGGGCCGGTGCCGATGCACACTACCGTCCCTGAGAACTTCCTCGAGATCGACACGCTCGTAAACCTCGATGGAACTACCAGGTGTCGCGTTCACGATCCGGTCATCCGCGACAAACGCGCGGGCCAGATCCCGGTAACCCTCATCGCCACACCTGTCGAGGTGCTCAGGGTGGTTACCGAAAAAATGCTTGCCATTCTTTGCATGGCCGTCAAAACCGATGAGCACAACTTTCGATGCGCCCATGAGAAGCGCCAAGTTCACGGCCTGAAACCCACTCGACGCCTGCGGCCGTCCGTAGTGGATGAAAGACTGATCCGATGAGAACCCCGCGGCATCCACTGCGCGCACCAGGTTGACGTCGAACTCGTGAGCTACTTGCGACTTGTCATCAATCAACGAGGTACTTTCGCTGTGACTCGTCCAGCGCTCGCCATCAAAACTTTTCGCTCCCTGGTGGTATCTCCACCAGCTCCAGTCGCACGCATACAAAGCGTCTGCGCGTGGCAGTAGACGGTATGCGTCGTTCACGCACAGCACACGCCACCCGCCCGTCCATCGCGCCATGCGCACACGATGCGCTACGTCTGCCGTTAATGACGGACCTGACGCCGCGACGACACATGGTTCACCTTCCCAGCAGCGACTTATTTTCCGGGGCGAAACCACGTGCCTTGTTCTCCGGCGCTGGCCGCTTCAAAGAGCGCGGCGGGCTCTTGCGAACCCGCCGCTTCTTTTTCGCCACTATTAGTCAGCGTTCTTCACGAACTTCAGCGCGTCGTTGTTGCAGGGGATGCCGCCGAACCGGCGGGACACCCAGAACTTCGTCGTGCCGATCGTGGTGAGGTTATCGACCACGATTTCGAGCGGTCCACGGGCCACAAGCTCGTAGGAGCGCGACCAGTTGCCGAACGCGGCAACGAGGCCGTCAACCGTATTGCCCGACGCAAGGTCTTCCCACGTGAACACCGGGTAGCCAAACAGCACATCGGGCTGACCGGCCTGAACGGACGGCTGCCAGAGGTACTGGTTCGTGGTGTCCTTGAGACGACGCGCGATGCCCTGCGTGACAGAGCTCATCGCGAACTTGCTGCCGTCGCGATATCCAGGAGCGAGCTTCGAGATAGCCGCCTGCAGGATGTCGAGGGTGAGCTTGTTCGGCGAGGAGGTGTCAACGCCGTTGTGCGAGACGAACTCATACGCCGCAGCGGCGCGCATCGGGGACGCATAGTCCGCGGTCGCAACAGGCGCGGTGTTCGTCATGCCAGTCGGCTTGCCGGTACCGTTGCCGTTATAGATCGCGGTCGCGAGCTGCACGGCCTGGCACTCGGCCACGTCGTTGATCAGCCAACTCTGCACGTCGAAAGCCATGTCCATCATGGATTCTTTCGTCGCGTACAGGAACGAGTAGAGCTCGCCCTGCGTCGGCTTGATGTCGCGCGTATTCGGCGCGTTGCCCTGCGAGCGGGAACCGAGTTCCGCGGCCCAGGAGCCAGACTGGCCGGAGATCGTGACGACACGGTGATAGTCGGAAGTGCCGACAGTCTTCATGCCGACCGCGTCGACGACGCCAGAGGTCTTGAGAACCAGGCGCTCGATCTGATCGCTGATCACCTTCGGAACAGCGTTGCCACCGAGAAGCGCGGTGCCGGCGGTGACGGTGTCGACTTTGAGCTCAAGTTCCTTCGCCTTCAGCTTGTCGCGGGCCGCCTTGGCGTCCACGTCCTTGAAGCCCGAACGCACCCACTTGTCGAAGTGATGCAGATCTTCGTCGACCATCTTCTTGACGATGTCGCCTTTCGGACGATTCGCGATGGCTTCGAGGATGTCGATGCGCTCTTCCATGAGCTGCTTCTTGCGCTCGATGTCGTTGCGGGTCTTGATGAGATCCGTGATCGTCGCTTCTTGACGGTCGCACTTCTCTTGCAGTTCGCGGAAGCGGGCATCGTTGCCCTTCTTCAGCTCTTCGAGCGAGCGGTCGTTGTCGGCGCGCAGGTCATGCACGCCTTTGTTGACGTTTTCGATCGCTTCAACAATTGCATTGCCAGCCATGAAATCTTCTCCAGAAATGAAAAAACCCGCACGAGGCGGGTTCTTTCGGGGGTTAGGGACGCTGTTAGCCGAGTCGAGTCTTCAACTGCGCGGCGATCAGCGAATTGTTCAGCTCTTCAAGCGCTTTCAATGCTTCCTCATCGGCATCGCACCGCGGAGTAGCCTCAAGCGCAGTCTTCTCAGATTCCACGAGCGTCCCACCCGTCTCATCTCTGTCATCGAGATCGTCCTCCGGCGTCGCACCGGAGAAAATCATTGAAATCAGTTGGCGTGAAACCTTCTTGCTACAGCCCATGCGCCGAAATTCACTCTCGAACTCACGCGGGGTCGGCACATAGGCGCCCTCCGCAGACATCCGAGACTTCACATGCGCGATCTGCGCGAGGGGATTCATCGGAAGACTGACCACCGACACTTCCCACAGGTCCGCTTCCTTGATGATGCGGTTACCCTCATCGTCAAAGTCGATATCCTTCGACACATAGCCGATAGATAGACCGCGCACGGCGTCCATCTTCAATAGCGTGTGGATCTCGTTGCCGAGATCCGTCTGCGCGAGGACGCCCTTCACGGCAAGGCCGGTATCGTCCTCACTCATCGAGAGCCACTTGCCAGGGACGCGCGACGGGTCGTGCATCCAGAACATCTGCGGCAGTGAACCCACCTTCTTGTGATAGGCGAGCGAACGCTTGAACGCACCAGGCGCGACAATGTCGCCACCCAAATCGACGTTCTTGAATACCGAGCCGTGACCTTCAAACTGCCGATCGTCGAGAGACTTGATCTCGAGCGAAACTGTCAGCGTCGGTTTCATTCTGAATTGCCCTGTGATGTCGGCCCTGCCTTCGGTGGCGGAGCTGGTACGGCGGGCGGCTGGCCCGCGAGAGTCATGTTTGCCGGCCGGATGTACTCCTCGCCGCCATCGTCTTTGGAGATCGGGTTTCTGCCCTCGATCTCGCGCCACTCGTTCGGGGAAATGATCCCGTCCTCGCGCTGGATACGAAGTCCTTCCTGCCGGCTCTTGAAGTCGGCGCGTAGGATCGAATCCAAGTTGAAGCGGATCACGACGCCGGCATTAACGTCGGCGTCCGTGAGAAGATCGCGCTCCATCGCGGCCTCGAACATCGTCGCGTACGGCTGAATCACGTTGAGCGTGAAGTCGCCGCTTTGCTGCTCGACGTTGTTGAACGTCGCGCGCTCAAGATCACCAACCAGGTGCGGAGGCACGCCCCACGCACCAGCAATCACCGTGCGCTGGTACTTCCGTGTCTCCAGGAACTGCGCCTTGTCGTTCTCGATCTTGATAGGATCGCCAGTCTCGATGCCTTTCGGCAGCAGCAATGCGCGATGGCGCTTATTGCCGCTCAGCGCTTCCTGGAAGCTATCTATAAATCCCTTCTCGTCTTCCTTGGTCTTGAATCCCGCGGAGCCAGCCATGAGCTGGAAGATCATCAGCGGAATCGCGCCATTCGCGAAGAACGAGGATCCGAAGCTCTCGGCCGCTATCTCGAGCGCTATCGTCTGCTTGACGTCGTCGACCGGTGAGTCGCCGCAGTATCCATTGCGCGCAGGACCACGCACGTGGTGCATCTGCTTCGAGGTGTAGGTCTCGGAGTTCTGGCCAGCGTTCCAATCGAAGCTCAGGTCCCAAGTAGTGGGGTCCTGTTTGACCGTAATCTGTCGCGGATCCATCGGGATCAGCTCGCGAATCGGTCCAGTGCTGCCGCGAGACTTCCACGCGTAGAAGCGCCCATAGCGCGCCAATCTGCTCGACGCGTCCATCCAGTAGTCGACTCGCGACTGAAAAGAATTCGGATACGCGAGAAGCTTCGCAACGGGGTGATCGGGGAGGCGCGTTTTGGTCTCTCGACCGTTGACGACGCCTTTTTTGTAAATGTGCACCGGCGTCACAGCGAAACGCCGCGTGATCGCCGTGATAATTGCCTTGACGGTCGGCGACCGCTCGCAGTTCTCAGGCGTTACGTCGCCAGTGTCGCCACGAGCAATCGCAATGAGTCGCGCGAGCGGATCGCTGTCGCCGAAGGTGTGAACCTTCTCCTCGATCATGGACGGCAATACCGCCATGGTCGACTTCCACAGCTCGGTATCGAAAACCTGTCGCGTCACAGGCCGACCACTCGACCTTCGGCGTAGCCCTCGCGCTCTTTCGCAGCCAATGCCAGAGCCATGATCACGGCGACTGCGCCGTCGATCTTGTTCTCCAGACGCGACTTACGCGGATAGATGTTGTCCTTCGCGTCCAAGTGCGCCACCACGTTTGAAACCATCCAAGTGAGTACGGGGTTACCGTCGTGCTTGAGTTTCCCCGAGAGCACGAGCGCTTCGAATTCCTTCATGGGCTCAGACAGCGCCAGCACCGTCTGCCTGACCTCAACCATCGGCAAGCCTTCGGCTAACAACGCTGTCGCGTGTCGCGTCGCCTGGTGGGGGTCGTACCCGATGCCTGCAACCTCGAACATCTTCGAGTCTTCGCGCAACGAGTTTTCGATATCGTCAAAGTCAATGATGTTGCCGGGCGTGGTCTTCAAATACCCGCTCTCGACCCATGCGACATAGCTTGCGTTCGTCGCCTGGGCGACTCGCGCTTCAGGCAGGAAGAAACTTCCGCCGGCCGTCACGATGTAGACCATCTCGCCGACGACGAACACGCGAACCTTTGCTGCGATGTCGACCTTCGACGCCAAGTCTTCGCCGATGAAACACCGCTCTCCGCGGAAGTCCTCGAGCGTGAGCGACTTGTCCTCGCATGCGGCCCATGCCGCCATGTCCATCCAGGGACTGTCAGCCTGCGTCCAGACGTCGAGATGCTTGCGCAGGAATTCAGACTGCGCGCCAGGCGATGCAATCGCCTTCTTCGACTTTCTCCGCATGTCAAGCGGATTCACGCTCACCCCATAGTTAGGGTTAGCCTTGGCCCACGACGTCTCCGAGAAGAAGTCTTTGGCCTCGATGTCTTCTTTGTCGAGCGTGTAGATGATGCCGAACTGCTGCAGATCGTCGACCGTCGACTCCAACACCTTGATGTTGTAGTCGCGGATCTCAAAGCAGATTCCCGACGTATCGGAACCCGCCGTCGTGATCTCCCATAGCAGCGGCTGCGATCTCGCGCCTGTTGCCGAATCCATGACGTCATGCACGGCTCGCGTGCGATGCGCGTGGAGCTCGTCGATCCCCGCAAAATGCGGATTCAGGCCATCTAGGCCGTTGTCGTCCGATGACAGCGCCTGGAAGTGCGCCGCACCGTCTTCCGCCATCACGCTACGCGCGCGAACCTCGATGCCGTGTTTGTGGCACAGCTTCGGTTCACGCTTCGCCATGAAGCGCGCCACCGTCCACACGGCAAGCGCCTGTTCGCGCTTCGTCGCCAAGCTGTAGCACTCGGCGCCCACCTCTCCGTCCGCGGCGAGCATGTAAAGCCCGACGCCAGCGGTCAGCGTCGACTTCGCGTTCTTCCTTGGGACCTCAATGTACACCGCGCGGAATCTGCGGTTACCGTGTTCGTCCACCCACCCGAAAACGGTCGTGAGGATGAAGCACTGCCACGGCTCGAGCCGGATATTCGCCGTCTTCCACTTGCCGCGGATGTGCGGCAGGGATTCGATGAATCGGCAAACGTCTTCGCTCCGATCGATATCGAAGCGAAACGGGAAATCACCCCGCTCTGCGCGCTCGAGTTCGTCTAGCTGTCGCTGGCAGGCGAGGCGGACATATCGGCAGGCTGGGATGTCTCCGGCAACGACGCTTTGCGCGTACCGGATAGCAGACTCGATATACTCACCACTTTCGCGTCTTGCGGACACTGCGGTTCCTTGGGTTCCTGCGGCTCGTCGTCCGCTGGATCAACGCCTTCCGGCGACTTCATCTTCAATCGCGAGTGGATCGAGCAACCGAGTTCGCCCGCCAGGAGTCTCAACTCCTTCAGCTTCCCCACAGAGAAGCCACGCGGATCCTCGGAAAACTCCGCCATCAACTCGCACAGCGGCGCGAACGTGACCCAGTCGACGCGCGCCATAATTCCGGTCTTCGCAAGATCCTTGATGAGATCGTTCCAGACGGCCTTGGCGCCTTCTGAGAGCCACGCAGGCGCCGTAGGTTTCCCCGTGGGCACGTTGAGCGGCGTCCGCTTGCGGGCCGGCGTATACGTCCCTGCGGCACGTTTCGACTGATCGCTCGTCATCCTCATCGCTGCACTCCGCACATAGCGAACCCTTGTTCTTTGGCGGTTCGCTTGTCGTGACAGCGCTTGGTCATCGCGCGCAGGTTCGACCACTCAAGGCGAAGATCAGGGCGCTCTGCAATCGACTGCCGGTGGTCGACAACTTGAGAGAACGCCGTGAAGTCTTTGCCCTTGTGCTCGTCGCACTCGCAGAGTGGATGCTGCGCGAGGAACTCCCGGCGCACACTCTCCCAAGTACGGTCGTACCCGCGTGAACGAGCGTTGCCGCGGCGTTCGTCTTCCGCCTTTCGGCGCTGCTCAGGCGTCCGGTAACCGTCGTGACGGTGAACGGGAGGCGCAAACGCCACTAGCCAGCACCGTAGAAACAGGTGAGCGGGAACGTGCGCTCGAGCGTGCGGCCAGAGCTCAGCGTCGCCGTACCCACAATCTGGTAAACCTTGCCATGCTTCGCGCCTGACACGCGAACCGTGCTCGTCGTCGTCGTGTTCGACTCGCTGACCTTGGATACGTCGGTCGGCACCGTGTGCGTCACGGACGACAGCGTTGCCGGCGAGATATTCGCCCAGGTCATCTGAAAATCGATCGAGTCACCGGGACTCTTGAGCGGGAGCATCGTGCGTGCGTTGCCTCAATGAACTGTGATGCCGCTCGACGCGTTGACGACGATGGTCGTCGTCACGCTGACCGTGACCTGCCGAGTCGACGGCGGCGTATCCGCGACGGAATCCGGCGGCACGAACGGCGCAATGTCGCCATATCCTTGCGCTGCCTGGTACTGAACGCGCCACGTGCCGAACGCGATCTGTATCGCCTGCTGCGTGAACGGCGGATTGCTGACTACCGGCGCCTGTACCAGCGGCGCGATCCACTCGGCGCTCTGCGCCAAATAGAACGGCCTCTGCCAGCTCGCAACCACCAGCGCCGACGTGACACGTCCAGGAATCGGCGGCGCGTCGGGAACAGTCGGCGCCGGAACAATGGGCGCAATGTCTGCGTAGCCCTGAGAGATCACATGCGGCGGTTGCCACGATGCGATCACCAAGCCCGTCGTCGACTTGCCCGGAATCGGCGGCTGATCAGGTGCCACTGGCGCAGGGGCGAGCGGCGCAATGTCCGCATACCCTTGCGATATCACGTGTGGCGGCTGCCACAACGCGACCACCAGCGCTTGCGTTTGCTTGCCGGGTACCGGCGGCTGGTCTGGAACAACCGGAACCGCCAGTAGCGGCGCGATTTCCCCACCGCCCTGCGTCTGAACGAACGGCGGACGCCATGCGTTCAGGATCGTCGTTAAGTTTTCGTACGTCCGCGCAGGCGGCTGGTCGGATACCAACTGCCCAGCGAACGACGCCAGCGAGATCGCTGTCGGCTGCGTAACCCACGCTGCGAGAATCGCAGGCGTTAGGTTGTTAGACCGTATCGGAGGACCTGACGGAGCCGCCGCAACCGGAACAAGCGGCGCTATCTCTTGATACCCTTGCGGGTACGCAAAAGGCAGCTTCCAGGAATCCAGCACAATGGCCAGATTCGCGCGCGTCAATACCGGAGGTTGATCCGGCGTCGGCCCACTCTGCGCTATGCCAAGCCGCGGCGCGTACGGCTGGCGACCACCGACAAAAACTGGCGGCGGTACGCGAAAGTGGCTCATAAGAAAACGGGGGAGTTGCCTCCCCCGTCCTAGTTAGCTCAGCCGACCTCGCCGAACGTGACAGAGCACTGCCAGTTAGTGAGCGTGCCCGGAGCAACCGGCAAGTGGAAGCCGAACCCGGACGAAGCACCGGCGCCGATGATGCGCGTCTCGCGAGGCGTCGGAACCCACAAATAGCCGTTCAGGTTGTTGAACGTGTCGTTGTCGATCACGGTCTTCGATCCCGCACCTTCCGCAGAGGCGTTGATGCCCGCGGTGCCAGCTGCGCCTGCGGTGCCGCCAGTGATGCCGGACGTCGGATCGCTCAAGCGAGTCTTGGCAGGCGTCGCAGAGGTCAGCGTCGGGAACGCCGTGACCTGCGTATTCTGCTGAACGCGCTGCTGCGCGCTCGTGGTCGTGCCGGTCTGGCCGGCGCAGCAGCGAAGGATCTCGATGCCGATGGTGGACGAAGGGTTGATGAAGACGAGAGTCACAGCCTGGTTCGCCAGAGTGAGGCCACCTCCACCTACGATATATTCACGGGACATAGTCAATCTCCAATAGTTAGCCCGTCATAGGACGGAGGATCAGAAAAACGATCGGCCGTTCCAAACCTTCCAACCCTCGCGGGTGTAGATCCGGATACGGCCTTTGCGGCGCTCGATGGTGCTTGCAAACTCGCCCGTATCGACGCCATTGCAAATCACGTTGAATGCGAACTGACCGCGCGGGTCGGTGTCGTAACGCTGCCGGAAGGCAGTGGCGTTAGGATCAACGTAGCGCTGCGTGCCGAGCTCGAACACGGCGCCCGCTGAGTCCACGACCCACGCAGCCGGTGGGCTGCTCACGTAGTTCTCGGTGATGAACTGCGCGCCGGCTTTCACCAGCGTAGAGCCGAAGTGCTGCTTCATGTGAACTCTGCGTTACCTACATTGAGACCATGACGCCCATGGAGCCCTGCGCCTGCCAGGTCTTGCCTGGCGTACTCGAGCCTGCACCAGCGGCTTCTTTCAGCGTCTCTAGATAGACGATCGTGTTAGTCGCGCCGCTCGACGTCCAACTCGGGTTGAATGTTCCGGTAGACGTTTTGTAAGACCACGCAATTCCGCTGGTCCAGTTCGCGGCACCGTTCGTCTCCGACACCACAATGGTCGAGCTGCCGAGACCGCTCTCCGCAAGCGTCGTCGGGTTACTGCTGCTATCGCCGCCGAGGAACGTCAGCAGGAGTTCATTGTTCTGCGTGGTCGTTAGGCCCGCAGCGAGCGTGAATGGCGTAGTGCTGTCGGCACGCCGATCGCTCTGATCGACAGGCGTTGACGTGTCGCAACCTGTCGCCTCGATCAAGAATACAGTCGGCTGTCCGCCGCCAGATACGACCACCGTCGCCGTGTGGCCTGAACCGCCTGCGCCGTTGACGCACTTGTACAGGCGCGTCTTGAACGACCCGACCGTCTGTTCAGTGCCAACCAGCGTGTAGTTAGCGCTGTTGCCTTTGTTGTCGGCGACACTCGTAAACGTCGAGAACGAGTCCCACACCATGAAGATGTAGAACGTCGAGCCTGTTGCCTGCGAAGCGCCTGATGCCGTGGTCGCGGTGCCAACGGCAGCGCCCTTGACCGCGATACCGACTGCTGCGCTCATGCAGCCACCGCGACAAGTCCGATAGACGAGCCTTGGTCAGACACCGGGATCCAGTTCATCGAATACGTTCCAGCCGGCACCACAACGTCACGCACAGCGGCTGCCATCTGGATGTAGGCCGTGCCGGTGGGGCGGAAATCGAACTCGAAGGACGTCCACCCAGCCGATGGATTGGCGGTGAAATCAGGCGTGCCAGTCACGCCATCTCCGCTCCACAGCGAGATCAACCGGCACGGCACAGACGTCGTGATCGATGCGCTCGCATGCGTAGCTCCAGCGCCCGAGGACGCTCGAGCCACAAAGCCGCTCGTGTGGATGGACCCGGCGTCCTTGATCTCCGCCACAATCAGGCTCGACTCTTCGCCTGAGCTACCTGACTTCGTGAACTGGACGGTGTGCGACGAGCCGCCAGTGGCCCCAGCCTTCGCCCATATCTGAATGCCGAAGCCAGGCCAGAGGCCGCCCGCATATCCCTGGTTGCTTCCAACCTGGGTGTAGGTGTTGCTTTTGTTGTCGGTCGGCGCGTTGGTGTTCGCGAACTCGCAGCCGCGCAGCACCAGGATCGTGCTGCCACTCGTCTGCGTGTTGAGCGTGACCGATGAGGGCGAGGTGCCCTGCGTGTCGAGATCGAAGTCTTTGCCGTGATCGCCCAGCAGCAGCGATGAGATAGCGGCAGCCGGCGGCTGATACTGGAAGTTGCTGCGGCGGCTGAATGTCACGCTCATGGCGTTGGCCGCTTGGCGCAGGTGCACGGCCCGGTGCGCACGCGAACGCCGTAGCGAGTCTCAAACCAAGCGCAAGCCTTTGGCTTGCAACCGTTCCGTAGAATGCGGCGCAAGAACTGATACGCAGTTGGCTTCACTTGCGGCTCGCGAAAATAAAAAAGCCCTGCGGGGGCAGGGCTGAGACGCCATGACGGCGAAATAGCCGCGCGTTGCTCGGCGCGGCAGGGGAGGTCGGGAGGGACCTGGAAACGAAAAACCCGCCACATGGGCGGGTTCGTGATTACGGATGTCGGTTATCGCTTATGGTCTGAGCGCACTATCCGACACTGCCCGTCTGTATACCCCTACTGTGACTTGGCGTCAACTCCTACTTTGCGGCGAGCGTGTCGCAGCTAAAGGCGTACTCGATAGCGAACTGATCCGGCCATGGAGTCTGATCGGTGACGGAGCACGAGCCCTGCTCTGTTTCGCGAAGCGCGACCAATGCCGCAGCACGATAGGCTGGCTCGACCGTGGTTGACAACATCGCGGCCCACTGCGTGTCGCGCCAGGTATACGCAAGCGCCAGAACTTTCCCATCGGGCGGCGACACCCAAACCTTTCCGGGACGCTTGACGGATCTGCGCACGTCGAGCTCGTCGATACTCATGGCCGCTACGCTTGCCGGAATTCTTTGCGGCTGAGCCCCGGCGTAAGGCATCGCGGCATTAATGGACGCGCACCCAGCAAGCAGCACTGAGATCGAGACGAAGATTGCTTTCATGTGCCACTCGGTAATCCCAGTCCGGCTCTAGCCTACACCGCCAGCCCGAGGATCCTAAGCCGCGCGCGCTGCAACCGCTTCCGGTAGACGTTCGGCCCCACCCCAATCCGTGACGCCTTCTCGACACTCGTCCAGACCTCGTTGGTTTCCTTCAGCCTGGGAACATACTCTGTCCAGACGACTATCTGCTCGTGCTCGGGGAGCAGCAGCCAGCGGGCGTGCATGCTGTAGATCCGGTGCGGCATGTCGAGGCACAGCACCCGGTGGCCACGTCGACTGCCACCGCCGCCCTCGAGCCAGGACGCAATGGCATCGGCCCGCGGGTAACCCTCGTAGTCGCTGTTCTGCTCGATCCAGTTGCCCCAGTCGTTAAGGGCCGAGTCGAGCCACGAACGCTCTACGCCGTGGATCTTCCTGGAGAGCTCGTCAATTCGAGCCTCTTCAGCGGCTTCGGCGTCGATCGGCTCAGACAGAATTGCGTTCATTCAGCCCTCCACCCGTGGTGGCAATCGGTATACAAATCCCGGTATTTTGAAACCCGACATCGTCGGCATGCGTACGCGAG